TAACTGCTCACGACGTGCAAGCTCTTCAGACTTTGCGGCCAGCTCTTCCTGTTTCATTTGGTCTTGTATCTGCGCTTGTTGCGCTTTTGCTGTCATCGTCTGGCCATAAATACTTGCACCCGTTGACACAGCAATTGCCGTAATAACCCAACTCATTGTTCAGTCTCCAATATCTGCTCGGCAATCTTCTCTGGATTGATTTCATCGGTTGGATGGTAAGTCGTCCATACCGTATCTGTTACTGCGTAGATAACTCGCTTCATGCCGGGCCTAGTTTGTCCTGTGTACGGCGCAACGATGCGCTCCTTGCCCTCATGCGTCACTGCGTAGCACTCGCCTTGTGAGACTGTAAATATGTGGTTGGTCTTGTGCAGTGCGCCAACCAAGCATACGCCCGCAGGAATGAATAACTCTCGCGCATACAGACCGTCAGCAAAGTGATCCGTCACAATTGTCTCGGCTTGAGGCATTTGAAGCATCAAGTCCTGCGCTTTGACAATTCCATCCTGTAGGGCAAGGTTCATTAGTTACCCTCGATCTCGTATTCAATCATCTGTATGTGCATGGGAGTAGGATCTGGGCACGTAATCGTCGGCACAATATCTCTACCCCATCCGTTAATATCGTAAACATCGTCTATTATGCCACTAATAGGAACAATAGAATTGCCTGTAAGCGGAGATGTATCGCCCGATGCGCCAAAAGCTCGGATAGGAACAGGCAGGTTGTCAATGTAGATGCCAGAAGACTCGTAGACACGTACGTTCATGCGTACGATTTTCTTCAATCGCATCTGATTCTGGCCTGATCCGATGTTTGTGTTCAGTGGCATGGGCTTGATCGTAGGCACAAACAACAAGCCCACCTCATAATCGCCGGAATACTCTTCGTTAGCGTCTAGGGTTATCTGCCCAGAAGACACTGAACGGGAATCTAGTACATAGTTCTGAGTTTCAACAAGAACTTGCACCTCTTTTGCCTCAAGATGGCTCAGGCCGGTTATGTTGGAGCCAGTGCGCGCCGCTTTAGTAGAGCAATCGAGCATATAGTCAAAGTCCCAACGCTCAACAAACAGCCTAGTCACTAGGCTTATCGTGCGCTCTACTGAGATATACAGCTCATCATCGACAACGCATACGCTCTTGATATCGCCGTCCGTGTTCCAGCTTGTGTAACCGTTAATGTCTTGGCTTCTCAGCGTGTTTAAGATAGTTGCCGACCCGTCACTGTTTACGATAAACAGCCAATTAGCATCATCACTTGCAGTACCCGCTAGAAGCGCCATATCGACCGGCTGATTGATTAAGTGAGAGGCCAGTACCGACCTATCATCGGTGGTGTAAGCGTCCTCGTTAAACGAATACAGGAAGCTTAGGATGGACTTGCCATGCCGGTCTACGAATATGGTCGAGCCGTCTACGTCTTGGACCTCAACCTTGTTCGCGCCGTGTGCTGTTTGGGGTGCAATAGTGATAGAGCTAGGTGTGACAGGCTTGCTGGTCACTGCAAATTCCGCGCCAGACGTGAAGATCTGCAAGTTACGACCGGGGTACACGTCAACAATGTCATTCAGCTTGCGCGAAGAGATAGTCGCAAAGATAGCTTCGTCGTCGTCGCCATCATCAATATCAAAGTCAAAGAATGATCCCGTTTTGGACATAAAGATTGATTGAGGCTTGGACTCAGTGCCGCCTAATACCAATCGACCCTCATAAAAACAAATGCTGTTGGGATATCCACGGGTATCAGACCAAACATCCTCTTTACGTGGGGAGCCTGATTGCGTCTTAGTAAATTCAATCTCGTGGTCGGCAGAGCCTTCCGTTACATACGCAGAGAATAGTTCAAAATCCTTGGTCGATTCGCCAGATATAGTGATCGTGTACTCTCGGATTCCTGTTCTTGTTACAGCCACGCCCGTCTCGCCAAAGACTGGCATTTCCTGCAAATTCTTCTGGATGCTGAATACGGTCGCCGCTTGCTCATCGGCAGTTGAGTCGCCCGCATAGCTAATAGACTTGGAAAGGACGCCTTCGATGTCTACCTCAAAACGGTCTCCACGCTTCCATTGCCCCGATCCGGTATGGCCCAGAGTCATCACCTGTATCTCATTAACAGGCGTAGGGCTTTGTGCGTCGTCGAAGTCGTACTGAGGTACGTTGGTGAATGGGATGTTGTCGATCACCCAATCATCATCCGTGCCAAGGTTTACCAATCGCATTGGCGCAAAGTCGCCAACAATAAGCATCACGTTTTCGACCTGTGCAACGCGGATATTCTCAATCTCAGCAGAAGTTAGGCCGCTATATGTGGGCTTTATGTCTGCAACTACGGTGTTCGGAGTGCGATAAATCCGGATGTTGTCTCGCGTAAACTCAACCAAGTAATGGCGATCATCCTCAACGCTCATATCTACTAGGCGGGGGGTGCTTAGAATCGCCGACTCTTGATACAGCGAAAGTCCTGCAAGCGTTACCGTAGCGCCACCCAAGTCGGTCGAACCAATACGTGCCAACCGCCAGTATCTAGCCGTCTGATCAACCAGCAATCGGAAGTTCTGCGGGTTAGAGCCAAGCAGTGGCACGGATGCGGCGTTTGTATATGTCACATCATCCGTTGAATATTGGACCTTAAACTGCGCGCTTGTACCGCTAGATATGCTGATCTGCCTCAGATCGACAAACTCTATCTGCTGGTCAGAAAGAAGATCCATCTTTGCCACGACATAGGGATCAGTCGTACCAATGGGAGTAGTGGTCGAAGTCGTTGTTGTGTCGTCACCGTCATTGAGTACCGATGTTGTTCCGCCATTGGGCATCGTGTACGTGGGCGACATCTTCGAAATACCTTTAACGCATTCACCGATAAACTCAGTGCCCGGACGCCGACGCATTCCACCTTGAGGAACAATCACAACATTATCGGCAGTCTCTACCGCCTGATAATACTGGTTAATATCAATACGGCCTTTAAGAAGCGGGGATAGCTCTCCGCTAACGAAGCTCGATTGAATGAATCGAGTCTTGGCCATTAGTACCTCACATTAGCAAATGGGTTGCTCTTAATAGGCTGCTGAGGATGCTGCTGAGAGTCCGTGTAACGCGCCATACGGGACGCATTTACGTACGCTCCGGCCATCTCTTGCCTAGCTGTAGAGCTGTCTCTAATGCTTGCAGCGAAGTCCATAGCCAATGCGTATTCGATCATCTTTGCAAAGTATGGAGGCCACTCATCTTCTGGTGCGTTGTGCGTGTAATCAGCATACAGAGCGCCACTAGAGTTGCTGTACAGCTTATCGCCATACACTTTGTAGTGGTTGTCAGGAGAAACAGTGATAAGGAAGATCAAATCGGTTGGAAGCTGGTACATGCTTGCCCACTGATTTGTATCTACAGGCGGGTCAGCCAGCTTTGAAAGCTCTATCAACTTGCGTGAAAAGCCCCATCGGTACTTTGACAGCTCGTTTTGCACAATGCCGTCATACAAGTTGTTAGCAACCGTCTCTCGCCGTGATCCACCAGTAAGTGAATTAATCGGAGTATCCCCGATCAGAATAAGCGCGTTGCTAATTAAGTCGATCTTGCTCGCCATAACCCACCCGGAAATAGAATGGCCCCCGAAGGGGCCGGATAAGACTTATGCAGTCTTGTCGTACTGGACTTTAACCAAGCCACCTTCGTCACGTACAACAGAACCAGCCTTGAGCATACCGTTAGTAAGCCAAGAAGTTTTCTGTGGTACATAGTTGATCTCAGTCTTCATGTCGATACCGATGGCAAGGCCAACAGAAGGACGCTGGAAGAACCAAGAATCAACGACGTTAGCAGCCTCAGTAAGGCCGCCTTCCGCACGAGTCTCAAGGATGATGAACTGGAAGCCAACAAGAGTGTTGATCTCACCAGATACAAGAGCCTTGACTGCCTGATAGTCGCCTGAAGTTGCTTTCTCGTCGCTCAAAAGACCGCCAAGACCGCCAGCTTCAATAACAGCGAACAGCTCAGTGTTAGGTACGCCCTGATCACGAAGCTCAACTTGCGCTGAATTTACCTTAGCGATAGTTAAGTTAGTGCCACCTGCTGCAACAGCAGTTGTCAGGGGAGTACATGCGTCCATCGCGTCGATGACAAGCTGGTCACAACGACGACCCAAGGCACCAGCAATTGTAGTTGCCAGCTCTTGCTTCTCGTCAAAGTTTACGTCTTGTGCGTCGAAGATGTCGGTGTACTCAGGAGCGTTCCAGTTTGCGAGAGTCGCAGTCTTGAACGCATGTCCTACGTCCATTGGATCAACATCAGCCGAGCTAGTCTTTTGATTAGCAAGGCCTTTGCCCATACGACGGAACTTGTAGGTGTCACCTACTACGTTGTTTCGGAGTGTGACAGCGTTTTTGAGCAAGCCAGCGTTCGCATAAGCGTGCTTCACCATGCTGTCAAATTCAGTTACCGCTACTGCGGAGAGATTAATTGACATGATTCAGTCTCCTCTATGTCAAATGTATAACAATGATTAAGAGGTTTTGGACTGAGTACCCGGCAGTCGGTCAGTCGTTCAACCTAAAACTACCGGGCCTTGTGAAAGGGGTATCCGATCTCGCTATGATACCACAAGTTGTGTGTTAGCCAATAATACGCTCGTATGGCTTATCACCACCAAAATCACGCATCATCTTCTGAATCTTACGCTCGTGATTAGGATCGACTGAGCGGAGCATTTGGCCGCTCTCGTGCTTCTTAAACATCTCTGCTTCGATGTCCTGCCACGTAATCCCGCCCGGTTCAACGTAGCCATCAATCGGTAACTTGGCCGGGGCAGTAGACTTGACCAGCGCCTCGACCAATTCAACGGCCTCAGCACTGTTGACGGCATAGCGAAGACGTTCGTATGTGTCGCCATCGAGACTGTTCTTCATAAACTGCTCGACAACCTTGATACGCTCCACAGCGTTATCACCTAGCTTTTGCATCTCCATCTCTACAGAGACTTCTTCAACAGCCTGCTCTTGCGCTGAAAGGATATCCCACGCATCATTTA